TAAACGAAGCTGAGTAATGATTCGTAGTATCTTAAACGAAATTATTGAGAAAAGAAATCTCATGGAAGGTTTTGACGATGCTGGTCGTCCTGATATGAAGTATTATGCTTTTGATTGGGATGATAATATTATGATGATGCCCACACAGATTATCGTTAAAACTGAGGAAGGTAACGAGGTAGGTATGTCTACTGAGGACTTTGCGGAGTATCGTAATATGATTAACAAGGAACCTTTTGAATACAAAGGTGAGACAATTGTTGGTTATGCAGATAATCCATATAGGAATTTTACCACTGAAGGTGATGCACAGTTTATTGTTGATGCAATGGTAGCTGAGACGGGTCCTTCGTGGGACGACTTTGTTGAGGCAATCAATGGAGGTTCAATATTCTCAATTATTACCGCTCGTGGACATACCCCTTCAGTCCTAAAAGATGCGGTATATAATATGATTATGACCAATCATAAAGGTATAAATAAGGAGGAGTTAATCACCAACCTGAAAAAGTTTCGTGACTTTGCGGGTGAGGACGAAATGACAGACGATGATATGGTTGAAAGATATTTGGATATGTTGAAGTTCCACCCTGTGACTTATGGTGAAGGAAGTGCGGCAAATCCTGAAGAAGGGAAAATAAAAGCAATGCAAGGATTTATCTCTTATGTTAAAGATATGGCTTCGAGACTAAGACGAAGAGCATTCTTTAAGGATGATGTAAGTAATAATTTTATTCCTGATTTTGAAAATGTAGAACCTACAATTGGTTTTTCAGATGATGACAAAAGGAATGTAGATAAAATGAAAGATTATTTAAAACAAGCTTTTCCAGATGGAGATAAACCAGTAAAAACTTATTTAACTAAAGGAGGAGAGAAAAAAGAAGTATAAAAATTTCTAGTTAGCTTCTATATAATGAAATTTTCAAAATAAAAGTAAATAGAAATATTTTTCCTTATCCAACTATTTATAAGTAATAAACAAAAAATATAAAAACTAAAATACAATGGCTGATTTATTAATGAAAATGCCGGTACCTTATGAACCAAAAAGAAAGAATCGGTTCATCATGACCTTTGACTCTTCATTGGGTATCAACTCTTGGTACGTTGAATCAACTTCACGTCCTCAAGTATCAATTAACCCTGTTCCAATCCCATTCTTGAACACAGAAACATATGTTGCTGGTAGATTTACTTGGAGCACACTTAACGTAACATTCCGTGACCCAATTGGTCCTTCTGCTTCTCAAGCGTTGATGGAGTGGGTTCGTTTACACGCAGAATCTGTAACGGGTCGTATGGGATACGCTGCAGGTTATAAGAAAAATATCAACTTGGAAATGTTAGACCCAACAGGTGTGGCAGTTGAAAAGTGGATTTTACAAGGAACATTCCTAACTGATGTGAACTTTGATTCACTTGGTTATGGTGACGATGGTATTGCAACTATTACTGCAACACTACGTCCTGATAGATGTATTTTAGTTTACTAATATACTATTTACGAAAAAATCAGTTCATTTATATTTAACCATAGAGGGGAAACTCTCTATGGTTTTTTAATTTAAAAATATGGATACAGCAGCACAATACGGTCAACAAGACTTCAATTTACCACACGATGTGGTTTCATTACCTTCAAAAGGTAGGTTTTATCAAAATGGAAAATCATCTGTAAAGGTGGGTTATCTAACCGCGGCAGATGAAAATACTCTTTTAGGTCAAAGAAATCCCGATAACTTAATTCAAAATCTATTAAGGTCCAAAATTTATGAACCAGGTTTAGATGTCGGTACACTATTAGATTGTGACGTTGAAGCTATACTTATTTTCTTAAGAAATACCTCGTTTGGTTCCGAGTATAATTTCAATTTAAGAGACCCTAAGACCTTAAATATGTTTGACGCTTCGGTGACTCTTGATGAGTTGAGTGTTAAAGAACCAACAATCCAACCAAACGAAAATGGTCTATTTGAATTAACCTTACCTAAATCGGGTAAAAGAGTTAAGTGTAAGTTGTTAACTATTGGTGATACCCAAGAACTTACAAAACTACAAGACTCGTACCCTGAAGGGGTTGTTGCCCCTGTCATTACAAAGAGGTTGGAAAAACACATCAAAGAGATTGATGGTTCAACGGACCCTGCGGAAATTGCCACAACAATTCAGGTATTACCTATTGCCGATTCTAAATATATCAGAAATACTCTTAGAGATGCTGAACCTCGTTTGGATTTGGAGAGAGTATTTACAGCCCCGTCAGGAGAAAAGGTGTCCGCAAGAATCACCTTCGGGGCTGAGTTTTTTCGTCCTTTCTTCTGATTATAGAAAAGTTATGCTTGATGAAATCTACTATCTCGTTAAAGAGATGGGGTTTTCGTATGCGGATTTATTGATAATGCCTACGTTTGAAAGAAAATATTTCATCAATAAATTCATCACAGAGATTGAAGAAAGAAAAGAAGCTCAAAGGAAATCAGGAAGGTGATATTTATAAGAAAAGTATAATATATGTTTTTTCAAGCAGAGGGTGAAGAAGGTAAGTCGTTAAACGGTTCTTTTCAGAATTTCAGGAAAAGTTTAAAGGGACTTGCAGATGAAATGTTGGCTTTTGATACTCAAGCAAAAAAGGTTGTGGGAGATACCTTCGGTCAAGGGTCCGAATTTGCTGATAAAATTAGACAAAGCCTTGGCCTCGCCGTTGCCAAAACTGCTGAATTAGGGTATACAACAACAGAATATGCAACTTTGTTAACCCAAGTCAGTAGTAGCCTTCAAACAAACGTCTTATATACTACAGAACAACTAACCAATATGATGGCATTTGCCGATGCAGCAGGTATAACAGCAGAAGAAACAGGGAAAATAGTTGCTGGATTTCAAAATATAGGTATAGGGGCAGAAGCGGCACTTAAGGACATGGAAGGAATGGCCAGAACGGCAAGAACTTATGGTGTCAATGTTTCTCAATATATGGGTGTTATATCAGAAAACCTTAAAATAATGAATCAATTCAAATTTCAAAATGGAGTTGACGGATTAGCTAATATGGTTGCAAAGGCTCAAGCCCTTAGGATTAATATTAATACGGTCACTACATTAGCCGAAAAGTTTTTGGACCCTGAAGGTGCGATTGATGCTGCTGCTAGTCTCCAAATGATGGGGGGTCAACTCGCTCAATTGGGTGATGGATTTCAGTTGATGAACTTAGCTCAAAATGATATTGATGGTTTATTCGATAGTATTGTTGAAGCGACCGCGGCCTCTGCATCTTTCAACGAAGAGACGGGTAAATACGAACTTAGCGTTTTAGAAATGAGAAGGTTAAGGGCAACCGCAAAAGAACTTGGTGTTGATTATGATGAATTGGCTAAAGGAGCTATAAATTTCGCGGAAAGACAAGATAAACTTTCACAGTTAGACTTTTTAGGTTATACTGATGAGGAAAAAGAATTTTTAGCTACTGTTGGACAATTAGGTGAAGGTGGAGAATTAAAATTCGCTATTGATAGGGGTACTGATGAAGAAGGTAACCCAATTATAGAATTCAAAAACGCTGCAGATTTAAACAAAGAAGAAATTAAAAATTTGAGAACTGAGTCTAAAGAAAATGCAAAGTCTAGCCTTGATATTGCGAGAGAACAGAGAAATTTATTAAAAGAAATCTATGACCATGGTTTAATTATTAGAAAAATTACCACAGGACAAGCGGTGGCTGCCGAGGATGGGACTTATGAAAATTTTTCAGAAGCGGTTCAAGAATTAGGAGATACATTCAGAAATGTTACCGAAAACGTAATGAATAACGACTTATTTAAAGAGGGAACCACATTATTAGTTAAAGGAATGAATGAGGCAGCCAAAGCAATGAAAGGAGGGGCCAATATATTTGAAGATGCAACGAAGAAATTTAAAGATTGGGCAAATGGTTTAGCGGAAGCCAAATTTGAGACTGAGGGAGCAGACGACTTAGTATCACTTCCTGGGTATGGAAATAGAGTATTATCAGGACCTGAAGGAAGTATCTCCTTGAATGATAATGATACCGTAATTGCTGGTACAGATTTATTTCCAAAGGACACCGAAAACACCACACAAATGGATAAAAATACAATGCAAATTATGGGAAACCTACCAAAAGAATTTGCAAATGTTTTACAAAATAATATAGGACCGTCAGAGCCACCTAAAATTACGTTTGAAGATTTACAAATTACACATTCAGGAAGTATCAGGTTAGAGGGTGACGGTAGATTCTTAACTTTGGACATGTTAGCCAATAACCCTCAGATGTTAGAAAACCTAACAAACATGATTAAA